ACAGGTGGTACTGTAGGGGCTATTACAGTAGATGTAAACGGTGTAGAAGTATCTAATGCACTTTTTCACACTAGTACAGAAACAACTATTGACAATTTAGTAAACACTGCTAATGGTATCTATCAAACAAACGATTGGTACATGCAGAAAATAGGAACAGACACAATAAGAGTTATTTCTAAAAATCCAGGTGAACTTTACAACGGTCTTGATTTAAACGTAGGCTTTAGTGGAGATATAACTGTACAAATGATAGACGATCCAACTGCTTATGGTGTTGGAACTGACAATTCTTTTGAGTTTGGTATCGCTGATTTATATGGAACAAGTGAACCTCCTGTAGGAAATAGTGGTCCTGACTTTCAAGATGGTGTATATGAATTTACTTATATTGTTTATAATAAATCAAACATAGAAGTAGCAAGAATACAAAAATGTGTACTGTTTGATTGTAATGTAAAGAAATGTGTTAAAGATGCTTTAATTAAATTAGCAGACGATTGCTGTAGCGATTGTAGTAAAGACTTAACAGAGAAAGTATTGTTAGTTAAATCTAAAATAGAACAAGCAAAAGCTCAACTTGAAAAAGGTTTAGGCGATTGTGCTAATAAAACAATTAAGTCTGCTAATAAGATATGTACTAATATTTGTTTAGATTGTTAATATGGGAACTTACGCAATTACATTAACTAATTATACAGAAAGGTATAATGAATCACTTTTATATAAAGGTCTTGCTCATAATATAAATGATACGAACCAAAAATATAAACCAAAAGAAATTGTATTAAATGATTATAGTAATAGTAAAGGTATTTCTTTGTCATCTGATTCTTTTTGGGATAGTTATGATAATAGATACATTTATTTTTATATCGAAGCTGGTGGTTCAGCATATATTTTAACTAAAAATGATGATAATGAATGGGTAGATTATAAAACTTTATCTAATCCTGCTCACGCTAGTTTTTCTGCAAATTATTTTATTAGAACAGAATCAGGAAAAGTTTATGGATTATCTAGTGGTTTAGGAGAATACGATAAAGATTTTAACTATACGCCTAATGGTTATGACTTTGCAGTAGGAACAACTATGGCTTATGATACAAAAAGAAATTATTTATTAGTAGCGGGAGTCAATCCATTTGGGGGGTTTCCGTCTGCAACTAAATTTATTACACAATTAGATTTAAACAAGGAGGCTAGTACTATTGTTGGAATTACTGATTTACTATTTCCAATTATTTTAAATCAATATACTACTACAAATGAAGTGATTTCTTTTTTAACTTATAGTAGTTCTGACGATATGTACTACTATGTAGTTGGTAATAATATTTATAAAACAAACCCAACAACAGGAGTTGCAGAAATAGTAAAAACAAAAGGTACTGACGTTATTGGTTTTATTATAGAAGAGGGTACAAATACAGCTTATTATGCTTATATAGAAAATAATGTTACTAACAATGTAATTGTATCTAAATTTAACCTAGACGATCCTAATGGCGAGGGTAGTTATATAGACTATACTGTAGGTAATGTATATAAATTTCAATTTATTTACGTAGGAAAAGTTACAGTTTTTTTATCAAAACTTGCAATAACTAGCACACACGAAAGCGTTACAGTTCTTTCTTCAGACTTAATAACTAATTTAAGTAGAGAAAAGTACATGGCAACGCCAATAAGCGTTACAAGCGGTTTGTTTAATTTAACATTTCCAACTCCTACTCAATATTTCTATAGTACTGTTGGGGGAAAACAAGTAGTAACTCAAAATCCTACACAAAAATTTAAACCATTATCAGGAGATGAGGTTGATATTCATATACCTGTTTCTATAAACTCACCACTAGGAGGAATATCTATGGGTACAACTTCTTCTGTATTGAATATAAACCCTGTTGTTGCTTACCCTGTTGTAAGTACTCCAACTGTAGAAGATTGTTGCTTAGACGAGCTTAAATGCGACATAAATACTAAATTAGCAAAGAAGAGTTGTGAAGCTACAAAGAGGGCAATAGTAGGTAGGCATTACGGTGGAATGACTAACGATTCAGAATTATTAGAAGCATTACTTTGGATAACAACTTTCGACTGTTTAACTTGTGATGAAATAGAAAAACTTAGATGTATAACTTCAAAAATATAAAATTATGAGTGACTGCGGATGCGGATGCAATGGAGCTGGGGATTGCACAGACAACTTAAACAGCAATGCAAAGAATGCACAACTAACAGGAAATATTAATTACGATGGTTCTGCTTTAGCTTGTTCGAACAATACTGATATAAGTATAGCTAATGGAGAGGGATTAAACTCTATTATACAAAAAGTACTTACTGCTTTATGTCCAATAACACAAAGCAATAGTAGTTATTTAGCGCACACTAGTGTAGACAATAATCTTACTAATCCTATTGCTACAGTGCAGACATTAAATTCTGTTGAGTTTAATGGTGTAAATAATATTAAGGAAAATGAAATGATTAAGATTAAATACACAGGTACTCTTAGCACTGTAGCGAGTACTGGTGGTTTAACTATCAATTTTACTATTTTTGGAAAAGATTCTTCAGGCGCAACTACAACTCCTGTAAATTTTATTAGCGCAACTGTACCTGCTGGTGTTACAACTACAGACCAATTTGTTTACTCTGTAGAAGTAATTAAAATCTCTAATACTATTTTACATTTTTCTGTAAATGGAGAAACAAGATTAGCATCTATACCTAAAAACATAAGTAATAATAATATAGGTTCACCTAATTTATCTGTTTACGATTTAGTTATTAATGCTACAGCGTCAAGAAATAATATTGGTGATGTATTTAATTTAGATTATGTAAGTATGGAACACATTAGACCTTAATTATTTTTTACTATTTTAGCTATATAACAATTTTTATTAAAAGGAAAAGAAAATGGAAGTAATCGCAGACGCACAATTGGTGCAAGAAGAACAAGTAGTAACGAATGAAGTTGTATTAATTTTAGGTAGAGCAATTATTGATTTGTTAGAATCAACGCCAACAATAAATGGTAAAATGCTTTACGCTTTAGGAAAAAATGAAGCTAAGTTTGAGTCTTCTGCTAAAAAGTACAGAAGTTATCAGCTAGAACTTTTAAATAAGTATGTTGAAAAAAACGAAGACGGTTCTATTAAAGTATTAACTGAGGAAGAATCAGGTGGTAATCCAAATAGATTTGTATTTAAAGGAGAAGACGAAGAGCAAAAGTATGAAAGCGAAATGACTAAATACTTAAAAGCTCCAGTTGAAATTGAATTACATAAAGTAGATAAGGTTTTATTTGAAGGATTAAATATTAATCCACAAAAAAACAGAAGCTTTACTATAATGGTAGATTTTTTATCAAAGTAATAAATGGAAGAGTTATTAAACAGAACTGATTACCTAGTTGAGTTAAAACCTCCAAAGAAAACATTGTTGGTTGGAACTAAAAAAGATGGTTGGGCAAAAAAAGTTCAAGAGTGGTTAAACCTACATAGGTTTCATACACCTAAATTTAATACTCGTGTTGACATAGATGATTGGTACGGAAAAGCTACAGCATTAGCTGTAAAAGAGTTTCAATTAATTAAAGGTATAGAGCAGACGGGTCAAGTAGATATGACTACTTGGCTACGTTTGGTCGCACCTATGAGAAGGGCTTTTAGAGAAGTACAGGGAGAAGTCGATATAAAACTTAGGTTAGTTCAATACATGCAACAGTTTTGCGAAGAACACCCTACAGAAATACACCCTAACAGTGGAGCTTGGGTTAGAGCCTTTATGAAAGGTAATGAGGGAGATTGGGCAGCTTGGTGTAACGGAGTTGTTTCTACAGCTTTAGATCATGCTTGTGCATCATTAGGGTTAGAAATGAAAGACGTAATGAAATGGTCATGGTCTTGTGAAGAAACAAAACAGTATGCTATAAAAGATAGCACTACTGCAACATATTATTCTCCTGAACAGTTAAATAAAGGAGAAGTAATTCCCGAATTAGGGGATTTATTTTTGGTTATTAGAAAATCTGATAATCGAGCAAGGCACATTGGTGTAATAGAAAAAGTAGAAGAAAGTATTGCCTCTTGTATAGAGGGCAATACAAATGATGAGGGTAGTCGAGAAGGCTATGAACTCTGTAAAAGAAAACGAAATTTATCCAATGGCAATTACGGTATAATTAAACTTAAATAAATTGCTATTATGGGAAATTTAGATCCTAAAAACACTACAGAATTTTTACTTCAAAAAGGAAATAGGCTATTAAAAGAAATAGGTCAAGGCGGTACTTCTACAGCTAGAGTGCCTTCTGTTCAAATAATTTCTGCTACTTCAGGAAACACTACTTCAGGAGTTAAAGGAGTGGCTTTATTAGTACAGTCAAATGATTGTACTATAAATGGAGTATCAATACCCAATGGAACTTCTATTGAATTTAACGCTACTGGTGGTGACACTGTTGATTCTATTGCTTACAATTCAGGTACGGGTACTATTATTATAACTTATTTAACTTAATAAAAATATGGGAACTCGTATAAAAATTAGTGGTGGTGGTGGCACACCAGCTTTAAATAACGGAGAAGTTTTTGTAGGTAATTCTTCAAATGAAGCTGCATCTGTACCTATGAGTGGTGATGTAGCAATAGTTACAAGTGGAGCAACTACGATACAATCTGATTCTGTTACTTATGATAAGATGCAAGATACTACTCAAGCAGCTTTGTTAGGTAATCAATCAGGTGCAGGAACGGTAGGAGAAATTCCAATAGTTGAAGCATACATACCAGCGGGAACAGCAAGAACTTTATTAGAAACAATTACTAATTGGGATATTAATGGAGTTTATACAGGAACTACAATAACAGGAACATTTCAAGGACAGTCACACTATAATGCAAACTATTGGTTTACAGCAGTAGCTGATAACGATTGGATAAGATTAATTAGAGGTTAAGATTATGAGAATAATATTAAATAACGGAAAGTATCTAAGAAATAAACCTCCAATAGATGAATTTATTTTTAAAATTAATACTACTCTTGGTAATGGCACTAATAATTATGAATTTCAACCAACACTAACTGGGACTTCTGATTATGACATTGACTGGGGCGATGGTATTCAACAAACAAATTTAAGTAGCTCAGTTACGCATACTTATTCTAATAGTGGTATTTATTTAATAAAAGTATTATCTCGGCAAGGTTTAACAAAATATAACTTAAATCAAACTATTATAAGGGATAAATTAATTGATGTTGTTAATTGGGGTTCAAATTCAACTTTAACAAATTTTAGTAGTTTTTTTTATAATTGTTCAAATATTAATTCAATTAGTGCAACTGATGCACCTAATTTAACCAATGTAACAACTTTTCACAGTTTTTTAAGAGGTTCTTCAATTAATCACGATTTTTCAAATTGGGATTTCTCCAATGCAACTAACTTTACATTTTTTGCATTAAGTTCAACAAATTTTAATAGTAAAATTGGAAATAATGATTTAAGCAATATGACTATCGGTTCTTCTTTTTTTCAAGGTGTTACAACAAATACAAGTAGTTTATCTAATTTAAAAATATCAGGTAACTGTTCGTATTTTTTTTATAATACTTCAAATTTTAATTTTAATAGTTTAACTGATCTTGATTTTAGTGGCGTTACCAATGCAACTGGTATTTTTCAAAATTCTGATTTTTCAAATCAAAATTACCAAAACTTTTTAATTCAATTAACTGGTTGGAATGGAACAACTGCAACAAAAACATTGCAAAATAATGTTCCTATTCATTTTGCAAATGCAAAATATGAAATTGGCGGTCAAAGTGAAGATGTAAGAAATTATTTAATTAATACTTTAGGTTGGACTATAACCGATGGTGGCGGAATTTAAAAAAATAAAATAATTAATATAATGGCAAGTACAACAATAAAACCCGAACACAGTACAATTTATTACATAATATATTCAAACGATTTATCAGTTTTATTTGACGGTAGTGTTGATGTAGGTAATGTACTAACAACAGGACAACCGAATGTTGAAGAGTTTTCAAATGAAGAAGAAATGAAAGAAAGACTTATTGAATTAGAAAAACAAAAAAACAATTAAACTATGAGTGCTACACCAAATATAGACCCTTTAAAAATTAAAGGAAATAAGCTTGATGCTACACAAGTGCCTACAGCTTCAAATGATAGTTCAGAAGGCTTTTCAGTAGGCTCAAAATGGGTAGATATAACAAATGATAAAATTTACTTTTGCTTAGATGCAACTGCTAATTCTGCTGTATGGAGTGAATCAAATGCTTTAATGCCTACTAAATCATTTACTTTAGAAGAACCCATAAATGGTGATAACATTACAATATTTAGAACAGATGTTGACATTACAGTTCAAGAAGTTATTGCTGTAAGTACGGGAACAACACCTAGTACAACTTATACAATTAGACATGGTTCTAATAGAAGTACAACTGGAAATCTTTTAGTTGTTAGTGCAGCAACAACAAGTACAACAACTGGTGATGTTGCAACATTAAGTGATGCTACTATTCCAGCAGATTCATGGATATGGTTTATATGTTCAGCATCAAGTGGAACAAATGTTTATTTAAGTATTGATATAAGATACACAGAAGATTAAAAGTTATGATAACAATAATAAGTAAAATAGAATTAGAAGATAATAACTCTTTAAAATATACAGATATTGGTCATACTGAAGATATAAACATAATCAATCAGATTAATGAAGATTACGATATGACTTTAGGTAAGTTTTTAGGAGAAAATAGAACAAAGCTTGAATTAAATCTTTTAAGTGTAAGTTCTTTCTTTTCTGAAACTTCTTATGTAAATGAAGCAAGGACTCAAGTTGAAAATATAGAGGGCTTAGGTTTAATTGAAGTAACTAATATAAATCAACTGTAATGTCTGTACCTACTAAAGGAAATACTACAAGTAATAATTCAACTCCAGGTGGTAGCTTTAGGAATCAAACCCATAACCAAAATGCGGGTAGTGGTGGATTAATAGTTGCTCAATTTACAATGAGTAATAGTGTATCTTTTACAACAGCTACTTATGGTGGAGTTGCAATGACAAGATTATACTCAATTAACCGAAGTGGATTAGGTCAAAGAATGGCTTTTTATTACTTAGAGAATCCACCAACAGGAAATAATACTTTAAGAGTTAATTTCAGTGGTTCACAATGGAATCCACTTAGTACGCACATAAGAAGTTTTACAAACTCAGGAGGTATTGGAAACTCATTAAGGTCAGGAGGCTCTGCAACACCACATAACGCAAGTTTAACGGTTTCTGATGATAGTTTGATAATGATGACTTCATGTAGTATTAACGCTATTACAAGCCAACAAATACCAACAGGAACAAATCAATCATATACGCAACATAACACCAATAGACAAGTTGGTACAGGTGCTATTTCATCAAATGCTGGTCATAGTGCAGGTAGTATTGCATTAAGAGCCACATCGACATTTGGTAATATATCATTAGATAGAACAGAAATATTAGGAATAGGCGCTACGCCTACATTAACTGTTAGCACAACTGCATTAAGTGGATTTACTTATGTAGAGGGAAGCGGACCAAGTAACGAAGTTACTTTTACAGTATCAGGAGAAGACTTAACTGCTAACGCTACAGTATCAGCTCCATCAGATTATGAAGTGTCATTAACAAGTGGTAATGGCTTTGCAAGTTCAGTGTCATTAACTCAAAGTTCAGGAGATATTGTTGGAGAACCTAAGACTGTTTATGTAAGATTAAGAAGTGGATTGCCAATAGATACTTACACAATAGGAAACGTAACAGTAGCATCAGCGGGAGCAATTACTAAAAACCTTAGTGTTAATGGAAGCGTAACTGAACCCCTAATAAGAAGAATAATAATAGTATAAACAATATAATAATATTAACGTATAAATAATAAATAAGCTTGTTTTTGTTGTAATAATATAAAAAACTTATTTTTAGTAAAACTACAAAAAATGAATTTTATATTACTTGCTGCAAAAGCTAATGTTTCAGTAACAGAAGTAGACTTGCCAATTATGGTTGTTGCTCAATTAATTGTTTTTGTTGGGTCACTTGTTGGTTTTTGGTTTAATATAAAAAACAAAACAGATATGAACACAAGGTTAAATAAAGAACTTAAAGAAAAACTAAATGATCATATAACTGAATCTGACAAAAGAATTAGCACCAATAGGCAAGAGTGCAATGATGCCTATACAAAACTAGAAAACAAAATTTGCTTAATAGAAAAAGATGTAAAAAATATAACTGTAGGTATAGCTAATATTGAGGGTTATATGAAAGCAATAGTAAACAATAAACAGAATAATTAATTTTAAATTTTAAGTCATGGGTTACGGAGGAAGTAAAAAACCAGTAAAAGGATTAGTAGTGTTAACTAAGCCAAAAAGTTATGGAGGAACTAAGAACAATACTGTTATTAGATCACAACCAAAATAATTTTATAATGAGAAAATTATTAGTATTAGCTAAGTTGTTTTTTTCTAAAAAAGAAATAGTTGAAAAAACTATTGATGGAATTGAAAACATAACTAAGTCAAGAATTGACAAAAAAAAAGTTACTTTATGCATTATTATTGTACTTGCTTTGTTGACAGTACTTGGTGTTATAAGTGAAGAAACTTTTGTAGAATTATTTAAAGACGTTAATTAATTTTAACGTCTTTAATTAGATAGAAAAAGAAAATGACTGAAATAATTGAAGTAAAAGTAGTTAGTAAGAAAGGTGGTTCTAGTGATTACGCTATAAACAAAGACAAAGTAACTTACTTTAGAGGTTATGTCGAAACTAGCTTTGAGGTAAAGGTTCAACCTAAACTTAAAACTGCCGTATATCTAATGGGAAGCACTAAGGCTTTAATATTAGATATAAGCTACGATGAATTTAAACGAAAGTTTTCTTTAAAAAACGATACCTTAACTAAACAGCTTTAAAAAAACTATTCTTTTAAGCTCATTACTGAATTAGGATTGTCATTGTAAGAATAATAAAACTCATGGTTTTTGTGTATCTCACTAATTAACTCATCGAACATTTCTATTTCTACTGATAATTCATTTTCGTTGTTTTGCAATTCTTCTATTTTAAAAATAAAATTCTCATAGAAAAACTGCGGATTGCAATTTTTCTTTTTATGTATCTTCTTATAGAAATCTCTAAGCATATTTACTTTATTACTAATTTCTTTTTTCTTGTTTTTCAACTTCATAAGCATATTGTTTAATGCTCCAATAACATCACTTAGTGTTTGAAAATTAGACTCAGTAATTACATCAACTATTAATCCTTCAAATACAGATTTAAAATATTCTATTTTAATTTTTTCAGTAATTTCTTTTGTGCTACCAGTAATATCATAAGTTTGTCTTCTTTTAGAATTAGACAATACATTATAAGCCTCTTTAATAGCTTTAAATTCTTTTTCTTTACCTTTTACTAGGTCAGGGTGATTGAGTTTAACTAGCCGTTTATAGGCTAGTTTAATCTCTTTGTCAGTAGCTTTTTTATCTACTTCTAGTAATGCATACAAGTCTTTCATTATTTTTTGTCTTTCATGTTGCCAATTACAATTGCTCTTTCGTTTAATGGAAAAATCATACGTTCACCATGTCCTTCGTACATCTTTAGTCTGTATGTTCCAGTTAATTTATTAAAACAAACTACCCATTTTTTAGGTTCTTCACCTTCGTATTTTACTTCAATAATATCATTGTTAAAAATATTATTACCCTTAGAGTCTTTTAGATTAGTATCTAAACAAACAGTTTCAAGTTTTACGTAATAAGAATCTCCTTCTTTAGTTCTTATTTCTTCAAGCATAAAACCTTTTTCTCCATTCCAATTATATTGAGGAACACCAACTACCCATTCTTTAAGTCCGTCTAAGTTTTTTGCTTTAATTATTATTTCTTTCATAATTATTTTTTAAAAAAAAGTAGCAACAGATAAATACTGTCGCTACTTATAGTTATTCAAAATCAGCCATACTTGATCTAATTGAAAATATTTCACAATTAAATTCTTTCATGTATTTTCGACTATAGTAAGGCTTGTAATCATTATTAATTTTATAACCATCACCACGAGTTTCTACTGTAGTATACCATCTTATTTGATTAAAGATAGCTTCTGCTGAATATTTTTTATGTCCAGCATTAATTACTTGATTAGTAAAGTAACAAAATAATCTAAAAACTTCAGGATTATTTGCGTGAAACTCTTCGAACTGTTTTCTAGTTTTTGCCATATTAATATAATGTTTGACTAATGAATTTTTTACTTACGTCTAATTTAGGATTAGATAAATGATATGTTAAGTCTTTTAAACCTTGTGTGTATTTTTCTCTACCTCTTTCTAAAAATGAACTGTCTGCTTTAAACACACCTACATTGTAAGGGTACATAGTTTCTACTACAACAAAATAATAGTCTTTAACATCTACAATATCGCAATATAATGCGGCAGCTTGATCGTAATCATACATTCTACAACTTTTAGCAAATTCCATTACATTAGAACTTGTTGTCTTTAAATCAACTACAAAACTGTCAAATTTTATACCGTCAACTTTACACTTAACTTTAGTACCATTAAAATCATTAGTATAAATATTCTCTACTAAATCACAAGCTTTAATTAAACTTGTTGCTTCATCTATTTTAGTAAATGATGCAAACATATTATCTAAGTTTCGCATTTCATCTTGAGATAAAATAGTCAGACCCTCTGCACTAGGTAGTATTTCGTTTTCGTACCACTCTTTATACTTTTTAGTCATTCTAGGTTTTTTACCACCTATTTCTTCACACATTTCTTCATCGTCAAATACAAAGTATCTATTACTAAATTCTTCTGGCTCTAACACCATACAATGAAAAGCACTACCAATATCAAAAGACTTTGAAGACTTTTTAAGTTCACCATTTAAGTAACACATATAATTTCTTATACCACCTTTCTGAAACTGTTTTAACATTGAATTAGAGATATACTCTTTTTCGTTAAAGTACCAACTGTCAGTTTTATCAATTCTTCTTTTTTGATTTGGGTCTGTGTTTCTTAAATGTTCTAAATAATCTTTTGCTTGTTCACTACTTGTTATCATTTTCTTCTACTTTTTTAATTAAACTATCTACTTCTTTAATCAACGCTTCTGCTTGTTGTTCTATTTTCATTTTTTCAAACTTTAATGCGTTCATACTCATATACTCCAATTGAATATCTTTTTTTGGATTTACTCGTGGCTTTTTCTTTTTAGGAAATAGTTTTTCTATACTATCTATATCTATAATTTCCCAATCAATTTGTTGTTTTTTAACAAATTCAATTAATAAATCAGCGTCTAATAAGACATCTCTAATTTCAGAAAGACTAATAGGTATTGTGTCTACACTATTTTTGTCTTTATAAAATTCCTCAATTTCATCAATAAAAGCTTTTGGAATTTCTTCTTTTGCTTTTAATTTATCCACTAATTTGTTTAGTGAATATTTGCTGTACTTAAATTTAGTTACTGCTGTACTAACATATTCATTTGTTTGATTATGTAGGATTACATATCCTCTATCAAAACTGTCAATGATTACATTTTTCTTATTATACCTCAGTAATAAACTGTTCCATCGTTCTAACGTTAAATTCAATTTTTCTAAGTTTTACACTTTTATCAGTTATTAAAAATCTAGTTGGCACAAAATATTTCTTAAACAAACTTGGCAATTTTACAAGATTAACAAATACATTCTCTCTTTGACAAAGCCAGTTCATCTTTACTTTAGTGTACCTAGTCATGTTGTTTTGGTCAAAATCAGGCTTAACTTCAAAAACTGTAATTACATCAGTTCCTCTAATTGTACCTATAAACTTATTTTGAGATTGACCTTTCATCAGTTTATCCTTAGTGTTTAAGGTTTCTACAAAAACACCTAAAGCTTTTCGTGTCCAATGAACTACAAAATCAGGAGTATAAACTAATCCTTTTTGAATTGTTTCTTCTCCTTTAATCACTTTTACTTTTGTTTTTAGCTTTTTCTCTGTTATAAATTCTTTTGTAATAGAATCTGATAAGCTGTAAGTAAACGGTTCGTATAAAACATTACTTACATACCCAGCATTATAAAGGTCTACTAAAAACCAATAAAAATATAATTCTTCTTTTGACTGAAAATCTTCAATCTTTGTTAATGGAAATAAATCGTTCATAATAAAAATCAAAGAGCAAAGGGAAAACCAATGCTCTTTATAACTTTAAGGATTTGCAATAACTTTTTTTACAACTTCACTAAATCTTTCTTCATATTCTTTTGTACCATGTATTATATTTATTTCGTCAAACAACTTTTTTAAGAAAAATAAATTGTTTAACATTTCATAACTATGTATGGGTTTTAATTCAATATTTAGTACAGTAAAACACTCATCATTATATACGCAATCCCAATTTATAATCTTATAATTTTTAGAATTGCAATAAAAATTTAGTTCTTCTTCAATAATAAAATCAAATTCTTCTTTTAAAACTTCTCCAGGAACTTTAAATTTTACTTTTTTTTCTTGTATACCAAAATTACTAGGAAACTTAATTCTATTAAATTCTTCTATTATTCTTCCACGTTTCGAAACTGTTAACATTATCTTCTATTTTATTAAATATTGTGTTTATTTTTTTTTCAAAAGGAGTTAAAACTTCTAATTCAAACTGTAATTCAAATTTGTCTGCAATTTCTTCTATTTGTTGTTTTAAACTTAACATATCTGATTTATAAAATTATCTTGATTTGGATCAGGTATAATAATATCTCTTTCTGCAAAAGAATTTTGTAGCTTTTTATAAAACTCGTTAAACTCTTGTACATTCATGTCAGAAGTTCTTTTCTGTTTTACTTCCAATACGTTATGACCAAACAACATTTTACTTTCTAGCTTAATACTATCGGTTATACTTAACGCTAAAGCATGAGCAGTATCTTTTTCCAACAACTCTCCGTTTTGTTCCTCTATGCCTCTAATAATAGTCGGAATTGCAACTCCCCAATACCATCTGTTTTGTCTATCACTACGCTTTTTTACAAATTTTTGAATTTTAACAGCAACGTCTTTGCCTTCTAAACTTTGTATTTGTAGTTCTAATATTTCTCTATTAAAAAATATTATTTTTCCTTGTTCTATTTTACCTAAATATTCCATAAAAATAAAAGGAGGCTATTAAACCTCCTTTTTATTTACATTATTGAATCAAATGGATCACTATTTTCTTTTGTTAGAAAGTCTTCTTTCTTTTCTTGCACTCCATGTAAGCTATCCCAATAAGATTTAGCATCGTCATATGCTTTTCTTCTTTTAGGATTTAAAGGAATGATTTTTTGAATATCATTCATACTCTTGTTAATAGTATTATTAGGATGCTCAACAATACTAACTTTAGTAAAGTTTTTTAATAAAGGCTCTTTACTATCTCTGTCAACTATAAAAGCTTCTTCTAAGACTATAACAATCTTAACTTGCTTATTAGTCATATCAGCACACAACTTTTGTCTGTTTGTTTTATAAGTTGGGTAATCTGTTGCTTCAGTACTTTCACAAAGTCTTTTAAAGATTGAACCTTTAACTTCATTAGCTTTATCATTAAAAGTAGGGTGTGGTAATACTGCCTTATATCTAATAATATCACCAGCATTTTCTGCTGATTTTGCTTTATTTTGACTTGCTGTTGTAAGTAATCTAAAAACAATATCAAACATTTCTGCGTCAGGTGTTTGACCAAATGCGCCTTGTTTATATTCTACACTTTCTATTACCGCTAATGCTATATCAGGGTGTTGTGCATAACTTGGAGTTGACTTTAACTCTGCTTTTTGAACGAAATCGAATGCATCCATATTTACTAACTTTTAAAATTTATTATAAATAACTATCAATACTAGGTAAGTCTTCATTTGTCTCAAAATACTTTTCACAACGTTCTTGAAATAAATTCAAATCGTTAGGAATGTACTCAGGTGCTAAACCTAAAGGTGTTTTAGCTGAAACTGTACTGTATTTAGAATTTTTGTTTGTTAAGAATACATACTTAAACTGTGAATCTTGTTCTTCAACAGTTGAATATAGTACGTTTACAAACTCTTTTTCAATAGATTTTTTCCATCTATTACCTTGAACTACTGCATATCTTTCAGATATACCTTCAGGCGTTTCTATTACTTGGTCAATAGAAATCATAGCAACATACTTATCTAAAGAAGACTTTGACTTCTTAAATACTTCAGATAATGTTTGATTGTATAAATTCCATTTGTCAAAACCACCTCCCGTTATACGTTCAGCATGTTCATCAATCATTTCTATCAAAGACGTTAAAGACTCAACTACTATGTGAGTTATTTTATCGCTTTTTAAAGCTTTATCAAAAGCTTTCTCGAACTGTGGATAGTTATGTATCGCAAAGTTCATTTTAAAATCTTTACCCTCTCTAAAAGGCAACGCTTTTCTTTCTGTATTAAAGATAATCGTTGTCTCTTTAGGTAAATTTCTGATACTACTAGATTTACCAGTACCAGATGCCCCTAGAATTAGTGTGTTTGGCTTCATGTTAATTTAAAAATAAAAGTTGATAATTGTCGTTTTCTTGTGCGAATTTTAATTGTTCTTTTGTCTTTACTTTTTCTAATAAACCTGTTTCTAAATGATACCATAAAGCAGAATTTAATAGTTTTTCTTCATCGTTTAATGTTTTTATTCCAATTTTCAAAAGCTGTCTACAAACCTTTTCAAAGTCATTATTATTTTTAATAATGCTTTTTTTAATTATTAGTCTAAACATATTTGTTACCATACAAATGTAATTAATTTACAATAAAATTCATAATATTTAGTCCTCTTTATTTTTCAAAAACATGAAATAACCTTTAAGATTTATTTCATGTTTTTCTTTCAATAATTTTCTAACAGAGTTCCAAAAAGACTTAATTATAATTGTAATTATAACAGTTTTAATTTTTGTCTTTTTAGAAATTGTTTGCTGAATTTGCCAATATTTGGATTTTTGCATTTTCTTTAAAATCACTTATAAATTTAACATACTTACTTACGTAGTTTGCATAAACAGTTCCTACGCCAGTACTTCTACCCTTAGCTATAATGACTTCTACATCAGTTTCTAACTCAGGTATGCCTTTTTCTTGCATTTCGTAATAAGCTGGTCTGTATGGAAATATTACCATATCTGCATCTTGTTCTATTGCGCCTGATTCACGTAAATCTGAAAGCATAGGTCTTTTATTTGGTCTAGCGTTAACTTGACGATTTAATTGACTTAATGCAATAACAACAATTTTTAATTCTGCCGCAACTTCTTTAAGTGATCTAGATATAGTAGCAATTTCTTGTTCTCTATTACCTGATTTAGAAGTAAAGGATATTAACTGTAAGTAATCAATAATAACTAGTTTAGAACCATGTCTAATGACTTGCTTTCTAATTTGATTAATAATTTTACCTAGCTTTCTTGAAGTGTCATCAATAAAGTAGTTTCTAGACTTAAATATGTTTACAGTTTTTTGAACTTGACTTTTATCAATACTGTCTAATGATTTATCTCTAAACTTATACATTTCAATGCAACTAAATGAACTAATTAGTCTTTTAGTTAATTCTAAATCAGTCATCTCTAAACTAAAGAACAAAGGATTTACATCGCTAAACATAATATTATTCTTAAATATTTCTAATGCAAATGCTGTTTTACCCATAGAGGGTGCGCCAGCTATAATTACTAGATTGTTTAAGTCAAACTGATAAATAAAATTGTCTAAACATGGTATTCCGCTTCTAACTCCTAAAGAAACTTCACTTTCTAAATCATTAACAAAATTAATCATAGATTTCTCTACATTAAAGTCTTCTACTTCTGCTAATTCCTGAATGTCTAGTAAGCTTTTATGAATAGACTGTATTATGTCTATACCCTCATGGCTTTGATTACACATTTCGCTAATATTTCTAGATAAAGTAGCTAATTCTCGTCTTTGTGTATAACCATTAAGTATATTAACGTAATCTTTGATGTTTTTATCAGTGTCAGCTTTATCGCATATCATTTCTAAATAATTAATTAGATTGATTTCGTTTTTTTGACTTGATAAAATAACATACTTTTTCTTAATCAACATATCCGTTACAGTAGTAATATCTATTTTAGATACTTTACTTAAATCGCATATTGCTGAATAAATTAATCTTGTTTCAGTAGTTGAAAAATCTTTGACAGAAACACTATCAGATAATAAATAGTAAGTATCACCGTAATTAACAAACGTACCTAAAACAACTTCCTCTATTTCTACATTGGTTTGACCAATAAAATTAGGTAAGTTGTCAAAACTTAACTGTTCTCCCATAATAAATAATGAATTAAATAACCAAGCCACAAAGGGAAAACCAAACTAATGTTTGGCTCTCTTTATGTCTTTTAATAATATCAACTGTTTTTGAATTTTAACAGTTATGTTCTTTTTACAATTATGATAACAGATACACATATAACTGTTATTACTATTGTAAATAATAATAAAAATAATTTATTTCTAAATTTAATCAATTCCATTGAATACTTTTTGATGTTAATGTTTCTAATGACACATAAATACCTTTATGTGTCATTTGTTCTTTTGTTAAAAGCTCATCTAATAGATTAAGTCCATGACTTGCAAGCAAAGGGTTCATAAATAGCTTTTGCTTTGATATAGCTTCTGCTATAGAGCAACTAGGTTCGTTTAAATCTTCTTTAGTTTCTAAATAATTTTTAGGAAAACCATATTGAGGTATATCTTTTTTAACGTTTTTACCTGGAATGTAACTTACGTATACTTGTCCATAATCGTAACTGTTACCAAAATCAATAATATAAACACCTTCTCCATGATTTATTAGTTGTCCTTTTATTTTATGAGAAATATAGTCGTAAACTTTTCTTCTTACTTCCATATTATCAGGACATAATATGATCACTTGTGTGTCTTTTATTTTTTTTACATCATACTTTTCTTCAAAAGCATTCCAATCAAAGCCATAATTTCTATTGATATTGCTAACAATAGTCATAGCTTTACTTTCTCCTATTTCATTATCGTTATAAAGTTGTCTAACTGTGTTAGAATGACTTATAACATCAGGGTCGTAAACATTTACGTTTATCCCTTGACTATTAATCACGAGTTCTTTATGCACTAAGCTTAATTTTGCTAAACCTTGTAAAACATAAGAACCAGTACCTCCAACACCTATTAAATCTATATTAATAGGTGCTAAAGGATTAGATAGAAAACTTTTTATTAAGTGCATTTAGTACATCTTTAATTTTTTTACCACTATCAATATGATTTATATATTGATCTTTTTCTTTCATTTTATAAAAATCTGATGATTTTAATTTTAGTCCTGCAGTTAAATGATTGTTAAATTTACTGTTCCAAAATAAATTATGTAATTGTGTTTTTAACATTCTTAAACTTCTAAAAACATCATAACCTCCATGACCTCCTAAAGAATTTCCCCAACATATCTTACCGTTGTCATAAACATTAGGAGTAGCTAATCTGTAAAGTTTAGTTTCTAAATGTCTAAATTTCTTGTAGGCATAAACATAAACTTCATTACCATCATATACCCAAAAAGTATTAGGACAATAATAAGTTTCATTTTTAGTACCAATTGAAATTATTCTTTTTTGAGGTTTATCTGTCCATGCTACTAATGTGTTGTCATCAGAGTTATCTAACCAAAAAAAAGTATTAGGTTTACAATCTATATTTAATTTAGGACTAAATGATTTATCAACAACTAAGTCTTTTAGAAAGTTAATTGTTTTTAAACTAGCAGGCTTACCTACTAACATTTTACCATTTTTATCTATATCTCGTACTTCAACATAGTTTTCATTTGAATTATTATTATAAAAAATCATTGTTTTTACTGGTAATAAATTCTGTATTGGTTTAAATACATCTTCTTTTAAATCTGCCATAAGTAATCTGTTAATTTTTTAATGTATTGAAGTGTTTCAAAGTGCTTTGTTGTGTTTACAATACCATCTAATGAATATTCTTTTTTATAAACTAATCTTTCAAATTCATAATTATTCCAATAATCATTTAAGTGATGTTCATATTCGTCAAAAATTTCATCGTCTAAAGGAAGTATGCACATATAAGATTGAAAAGGTACTATTGTATCTTCATCTTCTATATTTTTTATGTTTCCAATTAATTCACTAAAAGAAAAATCTTCACAACTAAAGCTTTTATAATGATTAACCATTTCTAAAACTTTCTTAATTTGTTTAGTATGGTTAGGAATTTCCATTATGTAATCATAATGCCATTCATTAGTTCCATTTATAAACTCAGTCGTACATTCTTTTAATTTTACTATAAAATCATTTTGATACTTTTGTTGTGAAATTTCTATAGTTCTTTCTTCGTTTACTTCATCAAACCAATAATCCATTGTCATTAAAAAAGTATCATTATCAACTGCTGTTGAATAATTGTATTTAATAATTAAGCTTCCAATAATATATCTTATTATCTTTTTAAGATTTTTATCTTCAACTTTATCAATACAACTAAGAGTAATACAATTACCTACTTCTGGTTCTTCACAATAAAGAATTATTGATTTACCATTAAAAATTATGTTGTCATAATTAAAATAATGTCTTTCAGCTTCTAATAAACTTTGTAAGTTAGAATTAAGAAATTTAATTAATTCTTCTTGATTTAGTTTTGAAATATATTTTAAATTAATATTAGTGTATTTGTGTAAAATACTTAATAACGATAAAAATACATTTTCAATTTTATCAATTTCATAATTTTCTAATAAAGAAATTACAGGGGAAAACGTAAGGCTCCTTTCGGAACCTTTATTCGTTTTTCTTCTTTTGATTCGTTCAAGACTCTTCGGCAAATCTTTGTATGTAACGCATTGTCCAACGTAACGATTGATTTCTTTTCTTTGTTGCATATGTTTAACACATTTTCGATTACCCTTTTGGGTAAAGATTCGTAAACTTTTTGAATAAAACTTTTCATCCTTTTGTTCCTATTTTAGTTTCAAATTTATATACAATTTTGTTTTTAACTACATTAGGTTCAGATAGATGAGCGTTTACTAATTCAGGATATGAATTTGCATAGAAATCTAAAACTTGTTTTAAAGTAAAGTTTGGATTAGGGTCTGCGAGTGTAAGTTCATTGAACTTAAATTCTCTTACTAATTTTTCTGTCTTAGTCATTAAAATTTAATTTATTGTATCTTTCTTCCATCATTGATTCAATTTGCTCAGGACTTAATTGTTTAGATTCAACTACTTTAGGCTGTGCTGGTGCCGTATAAGCTTGTTCTTGAAACAAACCAACACTTCTGTTGTTTTTATCAAGTTTAGACTTACAGGACATAGCTAATGAGCTTTTAGGGTCAAGTTTAAATGCTGCATCAATTAATTTTTGAGCTTCTTTAAAAGATTTTTCTTCAATTAATTTATCAAAATCTTCTAATTTCTTTTTCACTTTTTCGTCAAGAGTTTTTTGTTTCTTCTTTTTCTCCTCTTCCATCTTTGACTCTGCTTTCATCTTTTTTGTCGAATCAATAAAAGAGTTCATGTTTGTGGTTACTTTTGAAATTTCAGTAAATTGATTTTCTAAAGAATTACTAAGTTCTTGTAAAAGACTTTCAACTTCAGTACTTGTTACAATAAATGGTACAATCAACTTCGCGCTTTCGTCAGAAGTTTTTGGCTTTGGAAGTACTGAAACAGTAAATTCATTGCCAACTTTCTTAAATGCTACAACAATATCTATATTGTCTAGCTTTTCTAAAATTTGTTTAAATATCATAGTTTTAAATTTTAATTATCAAGTCACAACGGGATAAACCCATTGCAACTTTTGATAATTAAGCGTAAACTAATTTAGAAATTTCAGAAAATGCTTTAGCATCTATCTTTTGACCTGATCCAATCATTTTGCTTTCCATTAATTCTTTATTTCCTGGTAAATCTCTATTAGTATAAGAGGTTACTCCTGAAAATAATCCCCATAAAGTTTGACCTTTTTGAGAAGATTCTTCAGCAATACGAAGAGTTAAATTCCTTGCTTTGTTAATTGCATTTGTAGAGTAATTATCACTTGCTTCTTGAGCATTCATTGTAACATCTACACCTACTAAGCTTTTAATTAACCTTTTAATGTCATTAGGTTTAGATTCTATCTCATTCATCTTTTTAAAGGTATCATAAAGGCTTAATTCTGATTCTTTAAAATCATCAATACCAAACATAATAGTGTCTATTTTTTCACGCATAGTTTTAGTATGTCTTACTTTGTGAGCTAAATCTCTATAAGCTTTGTGAAAAATATTACTACAACTAATAGTTTTATTAGTCATTCCTAATCCTACACCTGAACTACCATCATGGCTGTTTGTTATAGTTATATACTTATCAATTTGATCGTTATTAAGACCAATATTTTTAATAGAACCACTGTCTATTTGCATAAATACTTTACGACCTTTTTGTAAAGAACCACCTTTAACTACATTTCCACCTAATTTTGTAGCAATTTCATTAGTTAATTCTGCTAAATCCCAGTTTTGAAAAACTTCATAGCCATCTTTACAAGTCATAAACTCTAAATCATTATCACCTCTACGAATAGAAAGATAATCTGAAACAATTCCTTCTCTAGTAAAAAGGTTTTCTTTTTTGACTTCCCAAAAAAGATTGTGTTGTTCTAACAAGTCCATTACCATTTGTCCTTTGTTTTCAACTTCGTTAATTTGATTTTCCATAATAAATTAAATTTTAAATAACCAAAACACAAAGGGAAAAAGTGTTTTGGTAAAAAATAGACACATTAAAACGTGTCATAACGTTCTATAATAGCAATCCTACAGACAGCCTATTATTTCAACGTTAGATGTAATTATTTTACTAACCTATTCCACACCTTAACAACTTCTGTTTTATCCTTACATTTATGGCATACATAGTAATTCCATAACCTATTACTTTTTGTGTCATAACTTGTATTACAACATTTACTTACTTCTGTCTTTCTTTTTTTCATAATCCGTAAAATAAAAACACCTAACAAGGTGTATAAAACATTAAAACGATTTCATACACAAACCGTTATAGTTAACTTCTTTTGTCTCTAGTGTAGTCTATTAAATCCTCAATAGTTTCTTCATTTTTACATTCTGGACATACAACTATAACATCATCTAAAACATTATTATTAACTTTGCTTAGTGCTTTAACTAAATCAGGTATTTTATCTTTATAATCTTGGGGGCAAGTATCCCAATATGGTAAGTTTTCCAGTATATCAATTATTTCATCTTTCTGTTTAACGTTCATATTCATCTCTTTAATTCGTTAATAACTGTGTTTAGTTGTAGCGTTAGCGGTAATTATTTAGAAACCATCTCCAATGTTCCGCTTTCCATAGGTTAGGGTTTTTAATGTCTTCTAATTCTGTTGGCGGGTACTCAGTTTTTGTACTATTAAAAAGCTTGTTAACGTGATTTTTATGTAAGCAATACCACATATCAGCTTTTTCTAAATCACTACCGCTAACACTACCTAAATTTAATTTATTCTCTTCGTTCATAAACATAATTTTAGCTTAAACGTTACCCAACATTTAAGTCAGGCAACTTAGCTTTTATGTGAAATTTAGGGCTTATTTGTTTCCCTCTTTGCTCTAGCCAACTATAAGAGTCAAGTCCTATTTGTTGCCTTATTATTCTAATTCCTCGCCAGCTTATTTTCCCCTTTGTTATCTCACCTTTTATTGGAGGTTCTGCCATAGTTCGCAAAGCAGTTGTAAATAGTTCCTCTTCTTGTTTTTGCACTTCAGAAATAAAACGTTGGGTAACATTAGCTATATTTAATGCCATTTCATCCATACCCTCAATTTTTGGTGCTTCTATTCTTTTTAGTTCGTATTCCATAATTTATTTATTTTAAATGGCACTAATCATAGCCTTACCATTAGCATTAATTAAAAAGATTGTACGTGCTTTCTTTGTTCACCAATGTTATTCTTTGCTTTAATGCTACTAACCTATGTTTCAGTTCACCAAATACATGGCAATGGTAAGGCTTGTATTCCTTGTTTTCTTTTTGGTACTTTTTAACTCTTTCAATATTCTCTTGCACCATTTTCAATTCTTGTTCTAATAGTTCTAATTGCTTCATAATAATTAACTAATGCTAACACAACCTATACACCATAAAGCAATATAGTATTGTGCTAAGATTAAACATTGTGCTACGCTTTACGGTGCATAGCCAAACCGTTATAAACAACTATATACACGTAGATACATAGTCTGCTCCTTCTTGCCATCCATCTGCATAACCTTGTTTGTGTGCTTCATTGCGTGAGTTTATAACAAGGTGTAACAAATCATAACTATTTAAAAAGTTCTGCAATTCATAAAACTCCTTCAATAAATTATCATCTGCTTTTTTTCTACCTACTTTATTAATCTCTTCTTTTAAAGAATTAAATCTTTCCTTAACTAATCTCTTTACGTTTTCCATTCCTTAAATTTTAAATAGTTTCGATTGTTACACTAAACGTTATGTTTAATAATTATCTCTTTCTTTTATTATTTTAAGATAGTCCCAAACTCCAATACCACTATTTTCTATTTTATCCATTTCTTTAATAAGTGTTAATCCTATTTGTTTTGGTATTCTCTCCATCCTTCTAAATCCGTTATGCCTAAACAAATCACCTTCGTCATCAATAACATTAAATCTACCATGCCACGTCATATCTCTAAAATAGCCGACTACAAAATGGTCTCTTGGGTCTCCGTCACTATATTTAGTAGCTAAAACATAGTCTCCTTTTTTAAACTTTGGTTCTAAATGATACTCCATATCTATTAATTTTTACAAAACATAACACACACCTAACAACAACTACCGCAGTTGTTAGCTTCAACGTTAAAAAATTGTAGTAGTTCGGTATTTCCGAACTACTACTTTTTAATAACATAAAAAACTTTGTATATGTTTAAAATATTCTTCAGCTTTTATATTACTTTCAAATTGTATAGAAATTAAATTTCCGTCACCATGAAATTTTAAAGTCCTATCAATTATAATTACTTTAAAAACTAAGTCAAGATTAACAATACTATTGTCTGGTAATTTTAAAAATTTTGACATTTAATCTTAAATTAATTCCATTGTTTCTTTATCAAATTGTAATTCTTTTATCACTTCTCCATCAAGGCTAAATTTAAAAACAACTTTATCATCAACTTCTCTTCTAGTTGTACATATTTGTGCAATTTCATGAGAGTTTTTTGGACTTGTACCTACCATAATAGTTTGTGTACTTGTGTCTTTTGCTCCAAAAGATTTATCTGACTTGTAAATACAAGCTTCTACTTTTGTCCATATTGGGTAATTTCTACTTGCCATAATTAAAATATATATCTAATTAAATTCCATTTAATAATACTATCATGAAGTTTTATAAACGATTTAATATAATCACGTTTTAAATTGTGTTCATATCTAATGTTTGTACCTCCATAGCTTGAAACTTTGCTTTCTTGGTTTTCTGGTGTCCATAACAAACTTTCTCCTTTTTTGTCGTTTTTAACATTTTGATAATGTTTTTTTTCGTTGTGCGTTAAAAAGATTACTTCGCATTTTACTTGTTCTTTGTAATCTATATAATCATTACAAAGTTGAAATAAATATTTATAATCTTCTAACCAATCAGGATAAACAACAACAGGACTAAAGTTTAAATGAACATCATATCCAGCATCAATAAAAGCATTTACAGCTTTTATTCTATCAATAATTTTAGGTGTACCAGGTTCAAGATAATTTGAAATCTTTTGTGGCATCAAGCTAAATCTAATTCTTACTTTACCGTTTGGGTTATATTTAATAAACTCAATGGGTATAATTTTAGTAGCTAAAGTAGCCATAGCTAAAGGATGATTTTTAAAAAAATCAAAAATCTTTTCCCAATCATGATACTTTCTATGTAAAGCAAAATCTTCATTACAAGCTATATCGTATGTCATATAGCTTTCATGTGTTTGATTAGGCTTACTAGCGTTAGCTACAAAGTAAGAATGACTATTAATTTCACTTAAAATCTGATTAACATTTTTAGAAACAGTTAAACCTTTTTCTAAATGTCGTTTCATATAACAATAAGTACAGTCTAATAAACAACCATAACCAAAAGAAGGAGTAATGTAATCACTACTCCTTCCTGATTCTCTTATTGTCATAGTCTTTCGGTCTACATAGTTAACTATCATTAAGGAAACGTATAACCTAAAGCTTTTCTAATCTTCTTTGTTAAAGAACCACGATCTCTAGGAAATTTATGATTATTTCTGTCGAAAATCCAAGCTCCTGATAAACATAAATTATTAACAAATTTTTCTACTGTTGTTAATCTATACATTGTTTTTTCAGGATTTTTTGCAACGTATGCATTAGTATCTTCTACAATTTTTCTCCAAAGTTTATCAAAGTTTTCTTCATGTTTTAACATTCTTTTTTCGTAAGTTTCTTGTCTCATGACTTATTAATTTTAGATAAAACAAATTCATTATAACCTATATCAAAGAAAACTTTATCGTATTTACGCAAAGCAGTTCCATACTGATTAAGGTATTTAAAATAAAATCTAGGAACACCTCCAATTATCCATTCACTACTATCTTGAGCTGGTGAAATAGAATTTAAATGTTCTTCATACTGTTTTTTTGTTGGCTTTTTCATATTCCATTTATTAATAAATGATTTTTATAATCTTTGTGTTCTTTCTTTTCAATTAATTCATTTATTGCATCTCTACAAATATGAATACCTTTGTTCTGAAAGTGTTCAAGATATTTTAATACTCTATCTTCAAATATTTCTATTGCTTGCTCATAACGCTTTTGAGAGCGTCTTTTACAAGGCAATAAAGTATCTCCAAAGCCTGTAAAAGCTGTAAAGCTTTCCACTCTTCCGTCAGCAGACCTTTCAACTGGAACTCCTGTAATTCTATAGCCAGTTTTTCTATATTCTCCTGTAGCCCAATTATG